GAAAAAGAAAAGTAAAAAATAAACCGCCCAAAGCGGGCGGTTTTTAATCTAAAAATACTTAAGATATGGAAATAGGAATTAGTAAAAAAGTAGCTTATAAAAAGCAGTTAGAAGATATTATTGTAGATGTATCTTGGGGCAAGATTTCCAAGAATTATTTCGGGAAATCGGCATCATGGATATATAATAAACTTTCTGAAATAGATGGGAACGGAGGAAAAGGTGGATTTACTCCAGAGGAAAGTGAGCAGTTTAAGGGAGCATTATACGACCTTGCTGAAAGATTGAGAAAGGCTGCTGATAATTTTCAAGCATAAAATACAAATTTCATAGAAATTTGCTTTTTTTAACATCTGCCCTGCATTTGCAGGGCTTTTTTTGTGTTTTTGCCGTGACTTCGGGGTTTCTTATATTTGGAGCATGGAATTGTCAAAATTCAAGAAAGACAGCAGTTTTCAGCGTATAAAGGCGAGTTACCTAGATGAGAGTTCAGTGGAACTGACCGAGCGTGAGGCAGAGAAGAAAAAGCGGATGAGCCACGCATGGTCACTAAGATTGAATAACAAATACTCTACTTATCAAGTAATTCAGATACTAATGAGAGACCACGGGATTTCTCAGGCTTCGGCGTATCGTGAGTATAATATGTCCATGCAGATTTTTGGCGAGCTGGATGCTACTACATTGGCAGCGGAACGGCAGGTGCTGAAAGAGGCTTTCTGGAACGAATACCAGAAGGCTGTAAAGGCTGGTAATGGAGACCTTGCAGTTAAGGCGTTGAAAGAATACAGGGAACTATTTAATTTTGATGAAAACGAAAACCAGATAGACCCTAATAAGATACAGGCGCATGAGTATAATATCAGAATGCCGAGAAGAATTTATAAGATGATGGATAAGGAGTTTGCGTATGGTGTGGTAGATTTTAATAATCTAGAAATCGAGGATGCAGAATTTAGGGAAGTAGAAGAAAACGAAGATGATGATGAATAGAGAGATTAGCAATTTGATAAAGCCACAGAAAGAGATTCTGCTCAATCCTATGCAGATGGCGGCTGTTCTGGCAAACCATCGCTATAAAATTCCTTATATCACAATAGAAGCAGCGAGGGGTTCGGGCAAGTCTACTGTTTTGGGGTGGTTTTTAAAGGAAGCCGTGAGGCAGATGCCACGCTCTACAGGTGTGATTGTGGGGGAGACCTTTGTGCAGATAAAGTCCAGAACCCTGCCATCTACCAAGGAGGGGCTGGAGATGTTCGGGCTGTATGAAGGTTATGACTATGTAGTTGGAAAGAGCGGTGTATCTATGGGATTCGAGCGACCATTCCAAGCGCCCGACAGCTGGAATAATGTAATTCATTTCAGAAATGGCGCCATTGCGGTGATGGTTTCGCTAGACAATCCCAATTCAGGGAGGGGGTTGAATTCTTATTGGGTAATGGGCGACGAGGCTGTATTGCTTACCTACGACCGATTATTCAACAATGTTTTGACAACTAACAGGGCAAAGAAGGAAATATTCAAAGGCAAATCTATGCTTCATGCCGAGATATTCGTTTCTTCCGTGGCGATGACCAAGAAGGGGGAATGGTTCACTAATAGGGAGAAAATGGCAATGGAAAACCCAAAAGAGTATACCTTTATCAAAGCATCTTCGAAAGTAAATATCCACAATCTAAAGCCTGGCTGGATAGAGAAGATGAGAAGAGAGGCGCTCTCAAAGACTATGTTTGAAGCTGAGATACTGAACATCCGCCCTGGGAAGATTGCCGATGGCTTCTATGCACAGCTCAGCAAGAAGAATTATTATAAGTATAAATATGATATCGAAGCCTTGGGGGACTTGGCAGAAAACTATGTGCCGAGCAGTAAGTATGACACTGACCTGGTGCGTGGTGTTCCGTTACAATTCAATTTGGATTTCGGGGGAAGAATTAACTGTGGGACAGTGTCGCAGCATTTAGAAAGCCAAGGAGAAATAAGGTTTATCAAGGAGTTCTTTGCAAAGAACCCTGATAAACTTTCCGATATGGTTAAGCAGTTTATCGACTACTATAAACACCACCAATCCAGTTGTAATGTAGTGCATCTGTATCATGACCGCTCTGGTTACAAGTCTGAGGCGAATTCCAAGACTACATTGGCAGAAGATGTAGAGAATGCACTCCGTTCGGCTGGCTGGATAGTGATTAACCAGACACCGAACACGAATAATCCCGAGCATATACAGAAATTCAGATTGATTAACGAAATTCTTTCCGAGCAGAATCCTCGGCTTCCTATTGTTAGGATAAATGAAAATCAGTGTCCGAATTTGATAATATCAATGGAGAATGCACCGCTGACGAGCGATGATGCATTTAAGAAAGACAAATCCTCCGAGCGAAGCAGTACAATTCCGCAGGAACATGCTACTCACTTTTCGGATACGCTGGATTACTGTTTGTTTTGGCAGTTCGGTTATCTTTTGGATTACGACTACTCCGATTCCTTTATTATTACCAACATTTAAAACCTACAGAGTCTCCTCATTCCGAGGGGATTTTTTTGTTTTTGGCTTTCCAGCATTTCGGGGAAGTCCCTTTCATATTTCGGTAAAAAATAAAACTGCAATTGTAGAAAAAACTAAGGCGGCTCGTGGGTTAATTCGCACACTTTGAGAAAAAAACAAAAAAATCATAGGTTAAGGAATTGATAAACAAATGATTAGTTTCAAAATTTTGAGAAAGAGCCTTGTTTTTTGGTGTTTTTTGGTGTGTCTTTTATGTTTTCAGTGTGTTGTTTGATATTTGCGGTATGGAAAAAACGCTGTTTTTATCTGATGTTCTCACGGAAATGAAAAAAGTAGATGCCCGCAAAAATCCTGTTCCTTTTTCTCTAAAAATTAGAAGTTTTAACCTGCAAAATAAAACGGGGGGAAAATTGATAAGTTACGAGGAGGCGGTTCTGCTTCGTCCTCCTGCGAAAAAAGGGGCGGTAAGGCTGGCGGATGAAACACCCTTTAAAAATCCTAACCATTGGGAAAATCGCACCAGGAATATCAAACTAAAAAACGGCGAAATAAAGAAAATACACATTATTTTCATCGAGGAATTTAACGGCAAAAAGGTGGTTTTTTAATAAAAAAATAAATAAAAATGCAGAAAATAGACAATGATACCTATATAGTAGGGGGTAATTCTGTGGTGAGTTTCAGCGGTGCTGCCAAAGGTGCCAGCGCAGAGCCTCATAGTGTTGCGAAAATAAACGCATCGGCTACGGATTCCAATAACTGGTGCAACTGGGGCGATGACAACCAATATCCTAAACGCCTGATGGAAAAAGTGGCGATGGTGGGCGCTGCTTTGGGTGGATTGGAGGTGCTTACTTCGGCTCATTATGGGCTGGGGCTGAAGGTTTTTGAATTAGTGGAAACTGAGGGCGACGCAGAGTTTAAGGAAAAAATCCCAAGCAGTGAACCGAACATCTATGATTTTTTTGATAGAACGCAGTTTGAATTGGTATTGAGCGATTTGGTGGCGGATTTTGAGTGCTTCGGTATCGCTTTCCCAGAATTTCTGCTGAGTCCAAACGGCGAAGAAATTATATCCGTATCAAGACAGCAGGCGGGGTTCTGCAGATTTGAAAAGCCAAAAAACGGCATGATAGAAAATATCTACATCAATTCTGCGTGGGGCGAAATGGATTTTAACGAAAAAGATACCATAAAGGTGCGATGCTTCGGGCAGAATTTGTCCATGCAGGAAATCAAGGACTACTGCAAGGCGAAGAAAATCAGCAAATTCATTGTTCCTATTGTCAATACCTTGATGATAGAGAAAGTTTATCCATCAGTCGGCTGGCATTCTTCGTTCAAAAACGGCTGGATGGATGTAGTATTGTCCGTTCCAGAGTTGAAAAAACGAATGTTTGAACAGCAGTTTAATTTTAAATATATGATTCATATCGCTGATGATTTCTTCATTCACAGATATGGAAAGGATGAGTGGGCGAAGTTCGACAGCGAGCTGAAAAACAGATACCGAGAAGAGTTGGTAAACAGCATAGACAAAGAGATGACGGGGAATAAAGGAAGCGGAAAAAGTTTGATTTCTCCATTTTTTAGGGACAAAAACTCGGGAGAGCTGATAAAGGGAATTCAGATTGAGGAAATCAAGCAGACACAGGCTGGTGGTGATTTCCTGCCCGATGCCAGTGCAGGGAACTCGGAGATTTTGTTCTCTATGGGGGTAGATCCAGCCCTGTTGGGTGCTGGCGTTCCTGGTGGAAAAAACTTGAGCGGTTCTGGATCTGATAAACGGGAGGCATGGACGATACTTTGTGCGAGGCTTCCGAGGAAACACGCCCGAACGCTTTGGGTTTTCAGACTAATTCAGAAATGGAATAACTGGAACAAAGACCTCGTGGCGAAGTTCCCGAACATCAATCTGACAACTTTGGACAAAAACCCAAATGGACAAGTGGCAGTTAAGAATTAAATTACCAAAAGTAAAAGTTTCGTAATCAGTGCCGAAAATATAGTAACAATGGAAAAAATAACAGAGCAGAAAGCCAGAGAGCTGGTGAGCTTTCCCAAGAATTTTGATTTTGAATTGATAGACCAGCAGTATGGATTTGAGAGAAAGATTTTCTCCTTGGTAGACAAAGAAGTATTCCAAGAGCTGGAAACCTCCAATCCAACGGCTTATAATAATTTGGTAACGGCAGGGCTTCATTACAGCTTTGTTTTATCGCTTCCGAGGATAAAGGTTCATCTGAGTAACTATGGAATTAACCAATATGAGCAGGGAACGACTAAAAATGCCAGCTGGTGGGATGTTCGTGACTTGGCTTTGAGTTGGCTCAGAAAGGCAGATTTTTATTTAGCAAAAGCCTTGAATCTTTTGGCGGAAAAACAGGAATTGCCTTTTTTCAAGAGAAGTTTCTCGCTTCTGCCGTTTTCTGAAACGAGATATTACTTCGGAGAAATTTCTCCAGAGGTTTATTTGATGCTTTCAGATTTGATGCGTGGTGCTTTGGATGAGTTTCTTTCCAAAATGAAACCTTGTGAAGCAGATGTTCTTCTGGGCGATGATGTGCTGAAAAATTTGATAAAAAAATACTGTATTGATAAATCAAAAGCAGATGCCACAGCAGAGCAGGGCTATCTATTTACCAGCACAGGCATCGTGGTGCAGTATGAGGAATTGCCGTGGCAAAAGTCTGTAGTGCTTACAGATGAGGAAAAAATAAGATTCCAGGAAGGTCATCTGAGGGGAAGCGAAAGGTATCTTACGCAAATTTGGGACTATCTGAGCAAGAACAAGGACAATTTCCCTTGCTGGAATGCCGAGGACTCTCAGCTAAAAGTCCCTATCATCGCAAAAAAAGGAGGTCTTTTCTTGTAATATCTTGTCTTTTTTTAGCACCCTGCGGGGTGCTATTTTTGTTTTTGTGATTACAGAAATACATACAGAAGATTTGCATTATTGTCCAAGCACAGAGGTGTTTGGAGGTATTTTGGTGAGGCTCTACTATGCTTCTGTTTGGGACTTTGCAAAAATGGTTCTTCCCGAAGTGGAGGGCTACGAAGACAGCAGGAGAATTTCTAAGGGAAATATTTTACTCAAACATGGGAAACGCCTAAAGGCTGTGGATGTTTATCTAGACCAAGGTTCTCTATCGGAGAAGGTCACTGGCAGTGCAAAGAGATGGAAGCAGATGAGCGAGCTTTCGTTTCAGCTGACAGGAATGACGCCTAGAAACCTTGGTTTTCTTTCCCAGACGGGAAATTCTGGACTGGTGTTTTTGGTTTCGGATAGTAACGGCAGAGTTTGGGTTCTGGGGAATCTTAGGAATGCTGCATACCTTACCAGTGGAGATGCTACTTCTGGGAAGAAATTCGAAGAGGATAACATGGTAAATTTCACTTTTTCAGCCAATACAGGGCTGTATGAATATGCAGGAAACATTGCAGAAATAGGAGAGATAGGAGAGAAGGAGGAGAAAAAACAAGTAGGAGGGTTCTCCAGAGGATTTAGTAAAGGATTTAGAATATAAAGGACTATGAGCAACATAACAACATTAGAAGAAATCAACCAACTTCTTCCCGATAATAATAACGGAGCAATTACAGAAGCAAACCTCCGAAAATGTTTTGAGAAGGCTTTTACTGAATTAGAAAGAAAGGCGGATAGCGGAGCAATTGGTAATATGCAGAGTCTAATTCAACACAGAGCAAGTGTAGATGCTTCTAATATTGAAGCTGACAAGTTTTACGAAGCAATAAAACCATTTATTCCTGCATCCAGCGGAGGAGGGAGCAGTAGTGTAGCAAGTAGCAATGTGGCAAGTAGTCACCTTACTTCAACAAATGGTGCTGGGCTTACACTTGGGGCGAATTGGTTTATTAACACAGCAGGATTTTATTATTCTATCAAGGGGCTTTCTGATAAGTCAGCAGATGATAGTTTTGATAGATTCCTTGTTCAAGATGCCGATGGTAAGGTGGAGCAATTCCTACTGAACAAGCTATTTAGCAGGGCTTACGATTTGGAAAACAAAGTGAATGATAAAGGATTCGTTGGTTATATAATGTATAATCCTACAACGAAACAGATAGCGTTTTCAGACACTGCGAAGGTTTCCACTACATTCAATGTTCCTGCAACTATCAATGTGACCGTGAAGAATACTTTATCCAGTATCAACGCTACAGCACCAGCAGGACAGCAGATTTCCCAAGATTTGAAAAATACCATAGAGAAAATAAAACAGCTGGAAAATATAGGGTTCACAACTGTTCCTGTATCTGACTTGGTTGTAAGAACACTGGATAGAAGTAGGTTTCCACAGGCGCTGATAACCAAGAATTACCAACTGCCTATGCCTTTTACTTTGAGTGATGGAATGATTGTAGGCGCAAGGTCTAATGCCTTCCCTGCTGAATTTAGGAATAATGTTTATATGGCTACACGAGAGGGAGAGGGACTTTATTCAGTAGGAATAAACAAGGAATTACCTACGGACAGAAACTGGGTATTTAAGTTCAGAACCTACAATAGTCCTCAAGTGTTTCGTGATGACAGGTCGTTTGGAGCCATTCATTTCTCTGACTCTCTTGATGCATCGCCAAGGTCTGACTTATCTAATGATTTGATAATGAAAGATAGATGGACAAGAGAGTATGTAATAGGAAACAACAGGATATCAGCACAGACGCAGATTAATGAGTTAGATGGATTTGCTGATGTTTACTTGATAAAAGAAGGAGGGCTGATTACGCTTTTCACCATAATGAGAAACACAGGAGTAATGCAGATGACCACTTTCACGGCGCAAAGCACAGACAAATACATCCACTTTGTAACGCTGTTGTCAAGCCTTTCCATTGCTGATTTTGTGATAAAGGATATAAGCTATAACATTCAATAAAACAATATAATATGAACGAAAATTTGATGATACCGAAGCAGGTGCAGGGTATTTTAGATGAAGTAGAAAACACGCCACTTTATCTTGCGGAGTTGCCAATGGAAGCGCATCCGAAACTTCCACAATTTAACCGATTTATCCGAGTGATAAACTTGGACGCCAAGAGCGAAAATGAGTTTGTAATGTTCGGATATAAGCAGATTCTAAAAGACAAAGAAACTGGCGAGGAAATCAACATCCAACTGCCTACGCCTGAATGGGTGGTTTATAAGGATACTTGGAGTTACCTGCGAGGAACGAAGAATGAGCTTATCAATGTTCCTGTAAAGGATGAAGAGGGTAATCCTACGGCAGAAACACAGCCGATAAAGGTCAGCAGTTACAAATATATGCTTTGGCTGATGAAGAATAATAGAGCGACTCTATTGCAGTTAATCCAAGGGTATTTGGCTGATTTTGTAAGGACTAAAAACGAAGAATTAGATAAATTATGAAAAACATAGGAAAGTTTTTCGGTGGGCTATTTCTGTTCCTTTTGGCGTGGGCACTGTTTCTTCCTTTGTCGCTACTGAATTTCTTGGCTGTGGCGATAAAGTTCAAGGATTTAGGCTATTTCAAGAGTTCGGCGGTCAATTTAGACCGTTTCGGAAACTCTGAGTTCCGAACTCTTTTCAACTTGACTTTAAAGAAAAAAGAAGGCTATAAATTTGGAAACATGGAGGAAACTATCAGCTCTGTTTTGGGCAAAAACCAAAGGGATAACACGCTTTCATTTGCTGGCAAAGTGCTGGTATTCATTCTTGATACGATAGACAAAAATCACTGTAAAAAAAGCATAAAAGAATTTTAAAAATGAATATAAAAGAATTTATTGTGGACAACCTGGTGTTGTTATACAAAGGGAGTTTTTCGCAGAAGTTGATGGCATCAGCACAGTTGTCTCTAGCTCCAGCGGCAGCCGTAACTCTCACGGAACGGATTAGTGGGTGGTATGTAGAAAGTGAGTTTTTCCTATTCTGCTTGTGTGTGGTTTTAGTAATAGACCATATTTTAGATAGTTATGTTCACTTGATAATTCTTAAGGATTTCACATTCAAAGGAAATCTCAAAGAATTGATTACTAAATTATCTATTATTTCAATGGGATTTATCATTTTGTCTGTTATCAATAAGGTTTTGGAACCGATAGAATTTTTCAAGAGTTATTTCAGCGTATTGGTTCAGCTCATGGTTATTCTCTATCCTGGCGCTACTGCACTTACGAACATGTCGGTTGTTACAGGGGGAAGATTCCCGCCGAGCGGACTTTTGGATAAAATAAAAAACTTCCACAATAGTGGAGATATTGACGACCTAAAAAGCAAAAAAGATGAAAAGTAAAATCAGCCACAGAATAGGATTCTGGCTCCTGCTTGCTTGTCTGTTATTGTCCATGGTAAGCTGTGGGAGCCGAAAGGCAATCCTAGAAAAAGAGAAGTCAGAAATCAGCGTTCACGAAGCTGAAAGAGAGAAAAAAGATTCCACGGGAATTTCCCAAACCAGGGAACACGAGGAATACAGCAGTATCAGTATGGATTCTGGTTTTAGTATTACTCCGATCGGGAATACACCTGCGGAATTTTCCTTTTTTTATAATGGTAAAGAAGTCAAGGGAAAGACCACAGGGAAACTGGATTTTAATAATAAGAAGGATTCGTCAAATAAAAAAACTGACACCTATAAAACAGATACTGTTGCAGTAAGCACCGATAAAGAAAAAGAAACCCGAGACTAAAGCAAAAACCGAAACCAAATCCAAGCAGACCGAACGGAGGGAAAGCTGGTGGGTTTATTTCGGAATATTTGCTGCGGGAGGTTTGTGCTGGGAATTTTTGAGAAACAAGATATTTTAACCTTAAAAAAATAAGAACATGAGTACATTAGATGCCTTAGGGCTTATTTTCATCGGAATTGGGATTGGTTTTGCGCTGACCAAAGGCTGGCAGCTTCATAAGTCTATCAAAGAAAAAGTCCGCAGAGATGCCGAAGAAACCGAAAGAAAAAGAAAAGAAGAACAAAACCAAAATCGATAAATATGAAAACAATATCCCATTTTAGAAACAGATTCGGGGTTCCCAATCCTGCGGGGGCTGGTTATTTGGTAACCATAGACCTGCCGTATCCTATGCGGTTGGCTTGGGACAAAAACCAAATAGTAAGAAAAATAACCTGTCATAAGGAAATAGCAGAGCCTTTGAAAGCCGTATTTTCTGATATTCTGAAACATTATGGACCAGATAAAATCAGAGAATTGGGCATAGATATTTTCGGAGGCTGTTTTAATTTCCGAAAAATGCGTGGGGGAAGTGAGTTTTCAGTGCATTCCTGGGGACTTGCGATTGACCTTGACCCTGAAAGAAATCAGTTGAAAGAAACAGCCAGAACAGCCCGTTTTGCCCGACCAGAATACAAAGCAATGATTGATATTTTTTACAAACACGGCTTTATTTCGCTCGGAAGGGAGAAAAACTATGACTGGATGCATTTCCAGTGGGAAAAATTTTAACTACCCTCATTAACTACCCTCATTATGAGGTTGTAGCAATTTTGTTAGAATATTAAAAATGAATCAAATCAGCGTTCCAGACTGCTGGGAGGAGCTTACGGATTACCAGCAAAGAGAGATTATCCATATCATCAGCCATACTGATACGGAAGATTTTACCGAGCAGTATATGCAGATAGTGCAGATTCTTTTGATGAAAAAAGGAAGTATTTGGGAGCGTATCAAGATGCGGAGGATTTTGAAAAACATACCGATTTCCAATTTTGCTCCAGCTCTTAAATTCATATCAGAAGAGCCGAAACTGCATCATTTCCCAGAAATCAAAGGCTTGGTAAAACCTGCTGTAAGAATGGGGGATATTACCATAGAGCAGTTTTCTGTCTGTGATACCTTGTTCTATCGTTACCAAACGGAGAAAAAGGAGGTGTATCTCCGCCAGCTGGTGGCGGCATTATATCGGCTGGACCCGAAGAGCGAGAGCAGAGAACCACGATTTGATAAAAACCTGCTTCCGAAAGTTGCCGAAATTACAGACAAAATAGATGTAAAGGAAGCGGAGCGGATTGGCTTTATCTTCGGGTCGGTGCGGATGTATATTGCAAAGGTGTATCCAAGCATTTTCAAGAGCGACACGCCACGCTCAGAAGATCAGCCTGTATTTACTGCCAAGAAAAAATTCACTCCATTTTCTCAGATTGTAGTAATGATGGCAGCAGATGAACTCCGCCTGCTGGGGAACCTGCACGAGTGCCAGAAGACTCTGTTGTATGATTTCATGAATGCATTTTTGGAGAGTAATAAAATTCATAAACTGAAAAACAAAGCATAATGAGAGGAACATCTTATTTAGAGTTAAAGAATTACTTTAACCAAATCGTGGAAAAATCTGAATTCTTGGAGGATTTTATTGGTTATTTTTCAAGAGAATTAAGAAACAAAGAGCAGAGTTCCAGAGGAATTCAGTTTCCGTGCTTGGCTCTTTTTAATTATAATTTTGGGATTGAAGGGGAGCAGATGGCGACTTCATCAGCAGTGCGAAATCTGAGTTTCGCTATTCTTCTGGACGCTCCAGCAGATGACTACGAGAAACAATACGAGGCAATAGATAAGGCGGAAAAACTGGCTCTAAAAGTAGCATCACGAATGCGCTTTGATGCCAATAGACCCGAGCATTTTCTCTACGGAGCGTTTGTAAAAAACAGCGTAGAAGTCCGCCCTGTGGAACTGGATATAAGCAGGCTCTTCGGGGTAGAAGTGAGTTTCCAGCTGAAGAACATTCAATCGCTGAAACTTGATCCTGATGACTGGAACGATGTAGATAAAGTGTGCTAATAAAAACAGCGAGAATGTGGCAAATTCTCGCTGTTTTTTTCCATATTATTTTTGATTTGGAAAAAAATCGTGTTTTTTTTCAATAAAACATTTACATTTGTAATGTAAAATTAGAATTAGGTATGGATTGGATTTTAGGTTTTATTGTCGTTCTTGTGCTTGTGTTCTTCTTTTTAGGAGACCAAAGAAAAAACAAGCAGGTCTAATTTAGGTTAGACTTTGTCTCATTGTCTATATTATTGTCTTCCCATCTTAGATATTCGGCATACCATTTCCATGCTTCGTCCAAAAATTCTATTTCGGATATTATAGGAGACATAGCGCCTCCTGTAGCCTCCACATTATTTTGAACTAAAACCAATTCAAACACCTCGCATCCATATTGGTAAGTTTTACGAGGTTTATTTAAGTTGTTCTTGTTAAGCGTTACTGTGGCTATTTCCTCTGGAATAATCAGCACCAGAGATAAGTAGTGAGGAGAATAGATATACTTAAATACTCTATCCTGCGGTTCTTCTGCCAGAAGGAATTTTGGCATTTTTATTTCTTCTATTTTCATGTTTTATTTTTTTCTGATTCCTAACCATTCACCTGTTTTGTCATCGTAGAAGTGTGCGTATTCTTCGGATGTTTCTATGAGTTCATGAACTTCACAATTTAATATTCTAGCAAAATCCTCAAGGCTTTTTCCATTTGGAGAATCCATTCTGTTATAAAGGGCGTTGTAAGTTATATCTAATTCTTTGGCTATTTCTTGTTGTGATTTGCCCGATTTTTTTATTAGTTCTCTTATCCTGTATTTCATATTGTTTATTTTTTTGCAAAGAT